TGATCGCGGTTCAGTGAGATCACGAACTCTCGCATCTCTTCAAGTGACATTTTGCGATTCACTTCTACTGCGCCACCTTCCGGAGAAGTGACTTTGAATGTTTTTTCTTTTGGCATTTCTTGAATTTGACTAGATTCTTTTAATGATTCGAACTCAGCTTTCTTCTCTGCGAGTTCAGCTTCACGCAACTCGATCAGTAGATCTTGAAGGATGAGAATCCGCTTCATCAAAATCTCGATCTGAGTCAGTGTTTCAAGTCTTTGCTCCGGAGTCATTGCGTGACTCACGCTAGGCGCGAGCATCACAGCGATGATGAGTCCGAGTACTAGATTTTTCATACTGGATAATCTTTATATTTTTTGAATAAGAATTGTTTCTTCTGTCCCCAATCGACACGGGGATATTTCATCAGATCAGTTTCACTCGCTCGAGTGAGAGCAAGGTACTGATTGAGTTCTTTGTCGAGTCCTTCGTATAAGTGATGATGCTCACACAATGGAATGATCGCCCATATCTCCTGAATCTGAGATCCTGCGTAGATGTATGCGTGTTCCCACGTGATCCTTCCGGAGCAAGTCCCCTCACATCGGCGCATACAGCGTTGATAGAAAGGATCTTCACTCATTTCGGCTCGCATCTTATCAGGTATTTTTTTCATATTCAGGCATTGAATCAGCTACACTTCGACAATAATCCAACCATCGCTCCTCGTTCATCTTGCGTTGTCGCACTACCCGAATATCAGTTGGAGGATACATCGGGGGAATGAATACGCCCTTGCGCTTGTGTCCGTTCTGGATGAGCGCTCTGTGTCGCTTCACGTTGTCTTCTCGCGGAAGATCATACAGATCTTTCAACCATACTCCCCGCTCGCCATTCTTTCCAGTCTTAATTTTTCCGGAGTGGAACTCTTCCCATATAGCGATCGTGAGTGTGATGTCTGAGTTGCGAGTCTCTGGATTTTCCCGCAAACAATGAAGCACTTTTTGTCTGAGATCTTTCATATCTACCATTCTTGCGCCGGAGCTTCACCATCAAGATGAAGGAATCCATCCATTCCGGTATGAGCATAGAAGTATTTCTTCAGCTCTTCTCCCATAATCTCACGCAGATCATCTGAGAGAGGGAACTGTTGCATAACACTTCGATCCTCGTTGTATACCATCACTTCAGGTTCATCGTGATTTGATGCGATCGGCATTTGTACTTTGACAATAAACTGACTCATATTTTTTCTACTTGATGCCCGAGAGCGCTCAGCCGTTCGATCAATACAGCGATCGGAGCTGAGTACGCTACTGAAGCAAGCCGATAATCTTGTTTGAATCCTCCTCTTCCTTCGGTGTAATTGAAGCAGTAATCTCGCAATGCTTGATCATCTGCTATTTCGATTCCATTGATTCGATACATAAGCTTAAAATGGTATATCTTCCGGATTTATTTCTTCGTCTGGATAATCAGGCGCGCTCGACCCTTGCGTCTGTGGTTTTGCCGGAGCTGATTGTTGCGCTCCGTTCTGATCCCCGCTCATTCCCTTCGGTGGAAGTTGGAAGTTTTCGATGTGAATCTCAGTTCGATAGTTCTTGTGTCCGTCTTTCTCCCACGTTCGAGTCACCAATCGCCCTTCAACGTATAGAAGCGCTCCCTTGCCGACATACTGATTCAGGATCTCCGCAGATTTACCGAAGCAAACCATATTGCTGAACTCAACTGATTCCTGCTTGTTGCCGTCTTTGTCTTTCCAGTAGCGATTCGTTGCGATCGAGAATGATGCGACACTCTGACCACTTGGAAGAGCTTTGAGTTCAATCGGGGAAGTGACTCGCCCGAGAAGATGTACCTTATTTACGTTCATATAGTTTTTTTGTTACCTCCTTATCAACTGAATAAATTGTCTGCAATGCTTTGAATCCAACGTATCCTTGCACAAGATCTGATCGACTCAACTCTACGACTCCGAACTCCCCTGTTTCTTTTGAGAAGTGAACGATCATCGCTCCGGCTAGTCTTTCTCCGTACTCTTCTTCATATGCTTTCAGATATGCACTCGCCTGATAGAAGTGAGATGAGTACACTCCCTTGCTCGTCTTGTAGTCGAGCAAGAACTTCCGTCCCCCGATCTCTACCAACTCATCAGATGTCCCAACGAATCGCTCTTTGCGAGAGAATACGCTGAACTCTGACTTCAGGAACTTCGGCTTCGTCACCTTCACCCAATGCTTGAATGCTTTGATTCCCTGATCAACTTGCCCCTTCTCTTCTTCAGTGAGCAACTCTCGATCCGGAGATACTTTCGCAGTCTTTGGATTCGCGCTGTAATCTTCGGCGAACTGGTGAACAATAGTTCCTACATCTCCCGCTTTGGTTTTCTTCTCATTGTGTGCGCCCTTGCCTTCTTCAAGCATCGACATCACATCAGCTCGAGTGAATTGTTTCCCGTCCCGCATCAAGTCAACCATTCGATCATAGAAGCATCCGACCGCCCACGGCACGAGAGCCTGTGATTTGTCGAGCTTGTTGATGATGCTAGAAGGGGAGGGAATCCACTCCTTCCGCTCTTCTCCGTCTTCTTCAATAATTTTGTATCGATGTGAGTTCGGATAGAACGATACTTTGATCGCTCCTCCGTAGAACTCCATCTCTTTTGTTTCAGTCTTTGCCATATTACGCTTCAACTTCTACTCCATCATCTTCAGCTTCAGCCTTTTTCTTTGATGTAGTTTTTTTGCTAGTAGTCTTCTTCGCAGTCTTCTTCGCCGGAGCTTTCTTTTCTTTTGGCGCTTCAGTCGCATCCTCGCTACTCCACTTGAACTTCTTCGTACCTTGCACAGCTTCAACAATCTCGCTGAACTGTGGAGGAATGAGCTTCCCGAGCTGACCTGTTCGATCCTTCGCGATGTATTTGTCGCTCGCCGGATCTACCATAATCACTCGCTTGTCTTCATCTCCACCTTGAGAAAGTACTGTCATATAGCCAACGATATCGACCATATTCACAATCTCATCTGAGAGCTTTGTCATAAGCATCGGGCGTTTAATGATTTTGTCTTCGTCTGGTTTCTCATCAACGTGAGCAACTAGAATGAGATTCACACCTGAGTCGCGTAGCAACTTGATAGTTTTTCGCATTGTATCTTTGAGCCATCCCCAACCCGCCATCGATGGAGATCCATCTGATTGCACGAGCTTTTTGTCTCCTCTTGTGACCATATAATGCTTCAGCTTCTCCATCAGTTCACCGATCGGATCGATGATGATCGTTTCGTAGTCTCCTGACTTTGCGATATCAAACACCCCATCAAGATCTGACCACTCTTTTATCTTCGCGACATCGACTTCAATTCCCCGCATACCGAAGTATTTTGCTCCGTTCTCACAATCGATCAGCAATGGTTTCGGCGCTGTCGATGCGAATGTAGTTTTTCCAACTCCTCCATTTCCGTACACCATCATCACGACTGACGGCTTTGATTGTGGATCTGTTGATTTTGTAATTTCCATATTGTTGTAGTGATTATTGTTCCGGCGAAGGATATCTCCTATTGACCCTGAAATACGCTGATTTGATGATGCTCGCATTGCGCCTTCTGCCACTCAGCAAGATGGAAGGATTGAAACTCTTCCGCCTGTGCTTGCCACTTGTGACATTCAGCACGCTCAGCTCGATCAAGCAACGAAGGCACACACACAAAAATCGCAACGATGATTGCGATTGTGGTGATTGGTGCGATGTTTTTCATAAGCGATTCTGAAGTTAAGTTGACCCCGTAAAGTGGGGGAGCCTTATTTGATAATGTTGTCAATCTTTCTCACGATCAGGCGAACTCCTTCGCCGGTGATATTAAAGATTCGTCCTGTATCTTCGAATGATCGACTGATGCCATCTTCCAATCCGTAGTATGTTTTGAAGATCAGGCGATTCTTGTCTGAAACTGAGATCTCTTTGAGAGCTTCTAGTTTCGCAAGCTTCCCCTCTCTTTCTTTCTTGGATAGCATTACTTGAGAGTATATATCATCACAAGTATTTTGCAAGTGTTAGTTGTACACAGCTAGTCCGGTTGATCAGATGTGTACTCAATCTTCTTTCCGTTTACATAGCGAGTCTTCTTGTATTTCTTCTTTGAGCATTCGCACTTCTGTCCGCGATCGTGCCACGTTCCCTGCTGACATTTCCACTGACCGAGCTTCAATCGTTTCTGTTCTTCCATTCGATCGGCTGAGAATATTCCTGTCACCTGACCTTTGTTGATGAGATCTCCTTCCACTTCTATAAACTTCGGCTCTGGTTTCGAGATCTCTTTTTGCACCATCTCTCGCTTGTCGATATCGATCCAGTATTCGAGTCCTCCAATTAAGAGAATGCAAACCTGCTCGACTGTGATTTCTTTGCTCATACCTTCATTACCTCAGTTGAGGATTTATTTTTCTTGTAATAGGCGACCAGTGCTCCGAGCTTATCCTCTAGCTCAGTCGGACGAGTGATTGTCGGAGCGTACTTCGTTTCATTTACTTCCGGCAAGGAACGGATCGTTCCGTCTATCTTTGCAAATCCGAACTTCAGAACCAATCGCTCGAGAGCTTTGCGTTGAGTCTTGTTGCTGAACAACTTCTCGAATGTTGGATTCACTGGTTCGAATAATTCAATTAAGGCGTTGAGATCCGGCACTTGCGAAGCAGGTGCAAGTTCTTTATTACTCTTCTTCTTTATTACTTTAGAATCTTTATTACTTAACCCTTGCGAAACCGCCACCTGCGGTTTTGCCCCCCTGCGTTTTTCGCTCCCTGCGGTTTTGCAAGGAGGGGAGATGCTCTGCATCTTTGTTTTTAGCAAGTAAACGACTCTTCCTGTTTGCAATCTTTCTCGATATAAGTAGCCGTTTTTTTCTAGCTCTTGTATGCCTGATCGGATTGCTCTCTCTCCATCTACGAACTCCTGCGAGATTCTTTCAATGGCGAAGTCCCATCCCTCCGGCTTTGAGTAGAGATATGCGTAGATCCCTTTCGCTTTCGCTGAAAGTTTCGGATCTTGTAGTACCTCATTCGCAACTTGAGTGAATGGGATTCTTTCTTTTTTGAAGTTTGTTTTCATAGACAATAAAAAACTCACAAAGGAACAGAGTGATTGTGGGAGATGATGCCCGTTGGAGTTTTCACTCCGCTCCGTTCCTGTGTGAGTTTTCTATATCATCTTTTCAATCTCCATTACTATAC